CTCTTGAACTGTTTATTGCTGACATAAGTTTTCAGGGTTAAATCATAAACAAACATGGCTGAACAAAGTAAAGAAAAGCAGGGTGACTTCACTTTGAAATTGCCGAAGGAAGGCAAGGAGCACAACGGGTACTGGACAGTACAGCTACGAAGGATGACCGAGGAGGACTACGTGGCGGCATCGAATTACTTCCGAAAGGAAAAAGACATGGAAGGCATTCGGTTCATTCTCAACACGCTGTACGTCGGTGGCGATGACGTGAAACAGGTCGCCGCCGATTGGGAAGCCCTTGTCGCAAGTGCGCGGGAACTTCAGTCGGTGATGCCACAGGGGCAGGCGGTGCTAAAAAAAAATTAGAGCAGTACGAAATCCCCGTAGAAAAGGTCGGCGAGGGTTTGAGGCTCCGCGATCCGACAACACCAGAGGGCCTGGAGCAAATCTTGGCCCTCATTTACTTTTATACCGGAGAAGACATGAATCTTGATGATGTTTTGGAGACTCCAGGCAAACTTGAGCAGGTGATCAGAAAATGGAGCCGGATCGAGTTCTCACTACAGTTTGAGGACAAGATGGAAAAGCAAAAAGTAAAGTATGGCTAATACCGAACGCACCGTATATATCATCGAGCTTCGTGATCGATTCACGATGGGGATGAACAGGGCATCTTCTGCCAACAACCGATTCATAGCGTCAACACAGAAGGCCCGGACCGGGGCCCTTGGCCTTTCCTCCACATTTGGCTTTTTGAGAGCGGCAGCGGCCGGTGCCGCCACTTACGGCGTGTTCAGGCTGGCCAGTTCCATGACCACATTGACCGCAAAGTTTGAAACCACAAGGAAAGCATTCGACGTCATGCTGGGAGATAAAGGCATGGGGGGCCGGATGTTTGATTGGGCGAAGGAGTTTTCCAGAACTACCATCATAACCTTTGATCAGACGGTGACCTCTATCAGGAAGCTGCTCGCGTACGGCATACCGGAAATGAATATTCGCCCATTGACCAGGGCATTGTCTGAAATATCGGCCGGCGTTGGCCAGGACCGGTTGCCATACCTGACCCTTGCCCTCGGCCAGGTGTACTCCCGTGGGCGATTGATGGGCACAGAGCTACGGCAGTTCAGGGAGCACGGCGTGGACATAGTTACAGAGATTGCCAAGGGCCTCGGCACATCGACCAGGGTGGTTGAAGATATGGTCACATCCGGCAAGGTGCCCTTTGATATGGTCGCGAAGGCCATGGTGGCAATGACCGAAGAAGGGGGCCGTATGCATGGAATGCTGGAAGAGATGGCAGAGACGTTTACAGGGAAGTTCAACATCATGAAATCAACGTGGCAGATATTTGCCACCGATGCACTCAATCCCGTGATGGAGGCATCAAAAGACTGGATGGAGGTTCTGATCAACCTTGGCAAAGAGTTGCGATACGTAGCGCCCATGTTTTCAACGCTCGGTGGCACATTGGCCGGCAGCATTAAATCGATATTTGATCCCTTCAAGGGCTTGTTCGAGGGCACTCCATTTGCAGGCCTTGACAGTATGAAGGATTTTGTCGGTATCGGCGCAACAGCAACGACCATGCTGGTCTCCGCTTTTGATGTGGTGATCACGTTCTTCTCTCTGGCAACTGAGAAGTTCATGAAGTCCATGGATGTGCTCGGAAACATTCGCGGCGTATTCACATCGATTTTCCAGGGCGGTCAAAGCACAGGTGATGCCATTGCGAAGTACTGGGAATCGTTGAAAGACTTTTGGGGTGGCGGCACGAATGCCATGTCTAACTTTTTCCAAAGGCAGAGCAACCTGTGGGGTCAACTTGGCACCAACCTGAAAAACTTGTGGGAAGGCACTACACCAGAATTAAAAAGAACTGCTTTCACCCCAACCGGAGATGACCCGGACGGAGAGGCTGAAGGAGCAGCTGGCCGAGCCAGAAACAGAGCCGGCACCAGAACGGTAGGCACAGGCGCCCGAGACATTATCATTAACATAGGCAGCCTGATCGAAAACCTGTACAACACCAACGGATTCGAGGAAAACATGGACCGCACCCGGGAGCAAGTTCAGGAGGCTCTATTGACAGCAATAAATGACGCATCTCACTTAGCAAAGTAACATGGATCAGCCGGTAAGAAAATCGTATCTCGGAACGCCGATTATGAGCAATGTCCGGTTCACAGCGCCACAGGCAGACTTTTTGGTGCCTGGGTTTGAGAATTGGTTCTCCAATTATCCAAGAATTGAACTCAACGATGTAATGTGCGAAGTCCGGCAGTCAAAGCAAATTGTCAAGACTGAACTGGTCAAACCACAGGGCTATCCAAGTTCAGACCGAAACTCCCCTTCAGATCGACGGACCCTGTCATTTGAGGGCACTGTCAAGGAGTATATTTCCATGGGAGACTACATGATCACTCTTCGCGGCAAGATGGTCAGCGAAGAAGACATGGCGCCCAGCGACAAACTGGTGCTACTGCTTAAATATTTGGAATATCCGGGGTCGTTTCAAATTAGCGGAAAGTTCTTCAATCCATTCGATTTTTCACAGGTGGTTGTTGACAACTTCAGGATTGATGAGACTCGATTCCTCAACGAATACACGTTCGTCATCCAGTTGATGAGCGACAACTACGTGTCAATCAAATACGAAAGTGTTCAGGAAGGAACACTTATCACATGAGGTTGCTACGGTCCTCCATAGCGATCAGGGAAAATGAGGACGCAACTGAGGGGTATGTGTTCGATTTCGTTACAGATTTTCAGGTTACATCTTCCTGGGACATGCTGACAGACACTGCCCGGATTGTGGTTCCGCGACGTGTGCGTATCCTGAAAAACGGGAAAGTTGCACGTTACATCGTCCAGGGTGTCGACTCAGTGTTCAAGCGCGGACAGTATGTGACGATCGACGCCGGTTACTTCCCGACCCCGGAATACGTGAACATCCCGATCTACAACAGGGTCTTTGAAGGCTTTATCGCACAGCTCAACCCAAAGCGCCCACTTGAGTTCACGCTGGAAGATGCCATGTTCAAGCTACAGCGGATGCGCATCGTCAACTACAAGTCGGAAAACAAAATCAGCCTCCCAAATGCGCTTGCAGAACTTCGTCTACGTACGCCGACTTCTTGGAGACACTAAAACGACAATACGGCCTGAAGTCATACGTACGCGACGGCACGCTGTACGTTGGCTTTGCCAGACTGACTCAGAACCGGTCATTCACAGAACCGATTCCAAGGCGAACGATCACCCTTCGGTTTGGTCGGGACATCATCGACTTTGGGAACCTCACCTACAAGACCGCAGATGAGATTGACATCAGCCTCACATGCATATCGATTGACGAAAACAACGAACGGATATCGGTCACTGCTGGGGAGTCGTATGGAGCCCAGCGCACGCTGTACTACTACAACCTTTCGGAGGTCGATCTACAGAAGATTGTGGATGAGGAGGTAGACACGTTCAAGTACAACGGATATCGTGGCACAGTGACGATATTTGGGGTCCCACAGGTAAAGCACGGCGACGCTGTGAGGATCATCAACGATGACATCAAAGATTACGAGGGCACCTACCTTGTTTCCCGGGTGGTCACAAGATTTGGCCGAAGGGGATTCAGGCAGGAATTGACATTAGGGCAGAGGATCAATGAATGAGCAGGTAGAACAATCGGAAGACGTACGCGGGGCCTTGATCAGGCTGCTCAAGCCGTACTTCAAAAACAAGCTGGCCGACATAGCAGAGGTAGTATCTGTCGATGGAATTCGGTGTACGGTCAAGAGCCGGATCACGGAAAGCACATACAGCGACATTCGACTGCAGTCGCAGGCTGGCAACGGCGTGTACCTTGTTCCTGCCGTCGGGTCGGTGGTCCTGGTTCAGTGGATAAACGATACGGCGGGCTACGTGGCGATGTACTCCGATGTAGAGAGTATAAAATTCCTCGACGGGTCCTATGGCGGTTTGATCAAAATTGAGGATCTTGTAAGTAAGATCAACAACATTGAGAGTGATATCAACGATATTAAAACTGTGTTCCAGACTTGGGTTGCCGTGTCTGGCGACGGCGGTGCTGCCCTTAAAGCGGCGGCAGCGGCGTGGTATGGCAGCCCGATTACGGAAACACAGAAGGCAGATATTGAAAACGACAAAATAACGCATGGCGTACCTTGATATACTTCTGGACTCCGACGGAGAGCTGCAGGATGATGGGAGTGGCGACTTCCTGACGGGCGATGCCTCCAACCAGCTTATGGGATACATCATACAGAGCCATCCCGGACACTGGAAGGAATTCCCCTTGGTGGGTGTAGGTGTAGACAAATATTTGCTGTCGAACGTCGATCAGTACGAGATTGCGCAAGCGATCAAGGCGCAGCTCAGATCGGATGCGTTCAGGACCGCAGTTGTGGATGCATCGGGGTGGCCGGATGAGATCAAGGTGGACAATAAACGAGTGACCTTTGAGTAGAGCGTACACCACAAAGGACAACCAGACGCCGTATGATTTGGCGGTGCAGCAGTTCGGGGACCTCGAACAAATCGGGGAGATATTGGACGTGATTGCAAATCCAAACACCAAAGCGCAGTTCGGGAGGGACCTGACGCTCAGCGCGACGGACAACAACATTGCGGTCCGGTTTGCCGCCAACGATACGATTATCACGACGTGGGAGGAAGAGACGGCAGCAGTAGGAATTGAAATATTTGATGACACCTTCGATGACAGTTTTGAATAATGGCATTTAAAAGCAAAACGCAGTTACAGACCGATTCTGAAACTGTACGGACGGAAACCTTGAACAAGGCAAACACCGCTCAGCGGGTGGGCCAGTTGTTCCGGGACATTGTAGACAGTTTTCTACACCAGAATGACAGCAGCTCGCTGACCGCTGCAAAGCTGGAGGTGGCAAGCGCTGACCTGTTATCGATCGATGCCGTCACGCCATTCACTGTCTTTGCCGCTCCCGGGGCCACCAATGGCATAAAGGTGATATCACTGATGGTTCAGGGTTATGCGTCGAACGGATACAACAGGGATCTGCAGCTCAAATATGCCAATGGAGATGTGATCGCAGTCATTCCGATAACCAATCAGGAGGCGAAGGTCTACGACATCACGATTGGGAACGTCAAGGTGGAAAAAAACGATGCGATCGTACTCGCTGCCGACGGGGCGGTGACTGGCGGGAGCAATGATTTACAGTTGAACATCTCGTACATCACAGAAACATTTTCAGGATACACAACGCTATGAGAAAGCTAATTTTCATACTCCTTTTCTTTCCGGTTCTCGTTCATGGGCAGTCGCTCAGCGATCTGAACAGCTATGTAGACAGCATATTGACAACCGGCAACGGGCTGTCGCTGCGGACGAATTTTTACAGACCACTGACGTACGACGCACTGAATGAGGCATTCAGGAAGATCACGACGTATCTGGAGGATAGTACAGCAAGCCCGGTAGACGGATCATCATACAAAGTTTTGTATGTGAGCCAGACGGCGGGAGGTGGAGCCAATGAGGACGGAAGTGAAGCGCATCCATTTGATAGCCTCAGCGAGGCGTTGGCGGTGCGGAATGGGGATTCGGGCAATAGCTACATTATAAACATTGACCCTACAGACTACCACGATGAGGCGAGCGCCTTCACTATCGGACCGATTGACGGGGGTTTTGACTATACGATATTTCAACCATGGGGGGTATCCGCGACATCTCCGACATACTCCATTGTAGATGTTAATTTCAATGATGCTCAAAGCGTGATAATGACGGGTGGTTATATTGATGGTGATGTAGATCAAAGCGGTGATTTATGGATCACCTTAATTGACCATATATGGACTGCAAACGTATTGAGTACGGGAACTATCCACAATGTATATATGTACGGTGCTATATCTGAAATAAACGGCACAGGAGTCGAGGATTTGGATATATATTCATATGGCGGGCGTATTGGCGTGTCGGGGGGCACGGTGCAACTGGATGAGTATTGGCAACTGGAAGAAGGATCAAAATTAACTAATGATGCAACCACGTTAGAAGTGGTTGCTGGTGGGAATTTGCTGATAAATTCTGGCTCTGTGCTGTACAACAGAAACGCGGTAAATGTAAATGGTGGAACCCTTGAATTTAACGGCGGCACATACTCAGAGGAAACGATCTCTGGAGATACTATTACGGGAACAATTACCGGATACACATTGCCGTATGGGATTTTGTTTGAAGGCAATGAGTTCGGCATGACCAGTACGACGGTACAGGATGCTATTGTTGAGGCGTATACCGATGTGGTTCAGGACTCCATCGAATTCTACAAATATTGGAACAACATTAACTCATCGGCCCGATTGTACGGTGGGCGAATATGGTGGAGCAGCCCGGACACGACCGTCGCAATCGCTGCCGGTGGAGGGCTGGTCAAGGCAGAGGATGCGGATTCTCAAAGCCTGCCGCTGAGCGTCAACGGTGGGCAGGGGAGCGCACTTTCACTTGTTGAGTGGGACAGCGTGCCTGCACTGCCGCTTGTAGACAGCGCGTACAACTACATCTACTATGACTACTCACTGGACTGCGTGAACGTGACCACGGACTTTTACAGCATTTCTTTTACGCAGGACTTCACGCTCGGGCGAGCCTATCGGGAAGACACGGTGATCACCGGGAGGCTTTGCGGCACGAATGCATACAACTTCAACAGGCGGGTGCAGCTATTCGGTGAAGAGATCTTTCCGATTGTGCGCGTTCCCGGGACAGCCATCACCTCAGAGGTGGGCACCCGCAGGCTGGCGGTGACCGGTGGGATATTATGGGCAGAGCTTGTGAATAGGTTCACCACTGCGGCGATCAACACCAATACCGGCGATACATTCTGGTATTACTACACGGATGGCGCCGGAGGATGGAATGTGATACGGGATAGCACACAGATCGACAATGTGCAGTACGACGATGGCGGGACATTGACCAATGTAATCAATAATCAGTATGGAATCCATTGGGTATATCTCGTTCACGATGGCTCACTCCATGTCGTGTACGGGCAGGACAGCTACGCCACTGTGACTGATGCAGAGCAGGCTTCAAGGCTATCTTCCGTGCCGGGATTGCTCGACAGCTACGGCACTTTGATCGCGAGAATTATTATCGAAAGGGATGGCCCGTCTTTTGATGAGGTGCTTATTGAATCTGATTTCATCGGAGGAGGAACTTCAGGTGCCTCAGGGTCTATCACATTGCACAACAACCTGAATGGACTACAGGGAGGCACCACGAATGAGTACTATCACCTGACGCAGAGTGAGTACGACGACTTACCCACCACTTATACAAATGGAATAGTGAATTCAGGTGGAGTTGTTGGTCTGGGCGGCGACCTGACTTCCGCGACAGCAATAGAAGGTGCTGCCACACATAGTCTATCGCTTGGAACGTCAGGCGCAGGAGCCTTAAGCGATCTGGCGATATATGCCGATCAAACCGTGACCATACAAAGCGATGGGCGTACCTACTTGAAAAACCTTGATACCGATCAGTCAAACAGGACGGTTCTCACATTGTCGTCCGGTGACCAGGTTGGATACAAGGTAGTAGACAGCGTGTACACGGAGACACCAAACCCCGCCGACATGAATTTTGATCAGAACTACCTGATGTCGGCTACCTACACTCAGAGCGGTAATGTGACCTGCGACCATGCCGGTACATTGACCAAGGGAAAGTATTACAGCTTTTATTTCGACGGCAATAATTCAGGCACAATTGGGTTTGATGTCACTGGATCAGCTACATGGAGATTGATAGGCATAACGGACGGAGGCACACTGGATGGGCTTCATTCGTTTTATGTGACATGCATTGACGACGATGCGAGCCCTCAGTTTGAGGTGATAGTGACAGCAGTAACCGACACGGCTAATTGATATGAAAAAATTACTTATTCTTTTTGCGTTATTTTTCGCGGTTCACGCAGATGCTCAGACGCGCCGTAGAGCTTTGTTGCAGGCAGCAATTGAGACCGAAGTCACCCCGGATTATACCGTATCTAATACAGACGGTTCGGCAGACTTTTCTTCTCTGGCGCAGGTAAATAGCTACTTGGGTTTTCAACCAGGGGACTATATCGCGTTTAAGCGCGGTGACGATTTCACTGATGGAACGTCTGTATTAGCGGTAAGTGGAACAAGCGGAAATCCCACTGTATATGGGGCATACGGAACTGATTGATGACAACGATTCAGGGACAAAATCATTTTGACGTTGCGATTCAGGAACTTGGGACACTCGATGAGGTGGATGAGGTGCTGTCGAGAATTTCCAATCCAAATGACGAGATTCCTTACGCAACAGAGATATTACTGCCAGACACCGAGGACATTGTGGCGAAAAATCGTATCTTCAATGACATAAACATCGCAACCGGTGTAGACGCAGCGGAAGAAATTGCAGCAGGGATAGGAGAGATGTTTATTGAATCACCTATACCGGTTTTCACTATATCATGAAAGCAGTACACATGCCGAACAACGACCTTATTACGAGGGCAATCATTGGCTTTTTGACATTAGTGATGGCAAGCGTTCCTTTCCTGGTGCCATTGCTTTTCCCGAAGTTCAGGGCATGGATTAGGGAAGGCATCGAGGGTGACAATGAGAAGCTGGACCTTGGAGAAATAAAAGAGCTGAGCAAGCTGATTGTGACTGTCTTTGGCATGGTCATCTTGGTTTTCATCATATTCACAAGGTATCTATTTGACATATCATACCCAGACAGTTGGATAATTTACGTTATATTGGTGATACTTGGAACGCAGAGTGAAGATATCATCACCTTATTTCGTAAAAAGTGAAGCTATTACTCAAGAAAATACAGGATGTCAGCAGTAGGGTTCAGGAGCTGTCCTATCATTCATACACCGATAAGGGATCCCCGGAGCTTGTAGCGCAACTAAAAATTCTGAACGGATTGCTCAGGACCATGGTTCAGGTGATTGGAGATCCTGACCAGGAACAGTTTGTATGCGAAAGAGATGATTGCCCAATACACACCAGACTTAAACAATTTGAAACCATTCACTACCATATATACCATCACATGCTTTTCGGTCCCTTGGCTCGCATTCTTGGATTGGTCAAGCTCCTTCAAATTGAAATCGCTGGCAACAGATATGGGAAAATTCACGAGCTGGAAAAGCATCTTTCGGAAGAAACAGAAGCGCTCAGAAATCAAATTACCGTCATACTCGAAGCTAAAAATGGAAGCAAAGATCATTGACGTCGCTCTCCGGGAGTACGGAAACAGGGAGATCGCCGGTAACCAGGACGAGCCGGAGGTCATGAAGTACTACCACGACATCGGCCATGAGTGGGTCGCCAACGACGAGGTCGCATGGTGCGCAGCATTCACAAACTGGGTGCTGAAGCAGGCCGGATATGAGATGAGCGAGTACGCCAAGCGGCTGTCTGCTCGGTCGTTCGAGGGTTATGGCGAAGAGACGTTCTATCCAAATGCGGGAGACATCGTTGTGTTATGGAGGATCGAGCCGGACGGGCCGTATGGCCATGTCGGGTTTTTCATCCGGGAAAAGGACGGGTACATTTACATGCTTTCCGGAAACCAGAACAATGAGGTGAATATCGACAAGTACCCACTCGCGAGAAAATTGACATACAGAAAACCGGTAAAGATATGAACTCACCATTTACAGGATTTTGGTTTCTCACAATCATTGTCGCACTGGCATTCGTGTTCATTGGGGTCAACATTATTCAGTCCATCAGAAGGCGCGGATACGTTGGCTGGGGCTACATTGCTGCGGCACTGTTCTTTCTTGCGTTCTACATTGTCGTATGGATCACGCAAACATAATCATCCCGGACATTTGCCTGGTGCTGGCGTACACGGCATTCAATTCCCTGTTCGACACGTGGAAAATTTCCCAGCAGTGGAACATTGACCATCGAATTGAAGGCGGCATCCAGCTTGTTGTGCTGTTGGGGATAGCGGCCATCTGGCCGGCGCCATGGCTCTATAGGGCCCTGATGGCGGCGATGAACCTGACGCTGTTCTGGCTGACCTTTGACTACCTGTTGAATACTCTAAGGGCTGTGCTAAACGAGGAAAAATGGATAGATTGGTGGCACTTGGGCGACGCAAAAATGGATCTGATACTGAAGGGATTTGAAAACAGGTGGAAAAGGCTTATATTGAAGTTCACATTGTTTGTAGCTACATTGACACTAAACTTAGCACTATGAAAAAGATGATTTTGCTTTTCGGTCTCATTCCTGTCCCTTTCCTATTGGTTTTTGGACAGGACACCACAACTGTTGACCCGGAGCTTCCCGGATGGGTGCTTTCCGCTGCCGAGTTCATCGGCATTGCCATCATCATCATTGAGGCGATTGCGAGGGCCGTCCCGAACAAGCGGGCAAAGTTTATCATCGGATGGGTGATTGACTTCCTCAAGTGGCTCGACGAAAAGCTCAACGCAGACGAGAACACGTACAAGAAAAAGTGATTATCAGTGGTTAGGTTGTGGATATGCCTCGCCGTCTCGGCGGGGCTTTTTTCGTGCTCAGCAGAGCGGCTTGCCAGAAAGGCCTACCGGAAGGACCCCGGTATTTTCGATGTGATCTACCGACCGGTTGAATTCACGTTGAAGATGAAGCTGGATACGTTAGAGAAAGCGAGGTACTTATCTCGTCTTGACACATTCTTTCTGGACAAAAACTGGCCAGACACAATCCGTCAGCAAGTGATTAGGGAAATTCCGCGGATTGTGACAGAGATCGAACAGATCCCGATGAATTCAGATACGATCAGCAAGGTGTGGCCGGACAGTTCATGGGTTCAGGGATGGGTTTACCAGGGTGAGCTTCACATCGAGGGAGACCTGGCGTCGATCACTGTAGATCGGCCTGAGACCTTTTGGGAAAAGTTGGCAAAATACTCATTAGGCTTCGGTGTTGGGGTGCTGGCGATCGTGCTGTTCGGGATATTTTTAAAGGTGCGGCTGTAAATAAACAGAATTGCGTTTAGCGAGGCGTTGTGCGCAATACTACTCAACCAGCATATCTTCGTCTTTGAAATATTGGTTTGTAGCGGTTACACTTTGAAGAACCGCAAATGCTGCATCTGCCATTAACGTTTCAATGTTTTCAGGCACATAACCAATATTGTTATCTGTTTCAGTAGCCTCAGTAATAAACTCTTCCATCTTTTCAGATAGTTTTACTTTCAATTGTTCTTTTTCTAATGATGTCATAATCGTACTGCATTTGTTTTAAACCTTCCTCCCGGCCTCAAACGGACTGTGGAGGTCTTTCTCGTTGTAAGCATTGCCGTCGCCGCACATATAGCGCTTTTTCGGAAGCACCTGAACAACCTTGAGTCGGCCCCTGACGCCCTTGGCGTAGACGGTGTCCCCGGCCAGGAATTTTGGTATGTTGTTTTTCATTGTTCTTTGGTCATTTCAAATACAGATCCAGCAGTGATGTCCTTCACATCACCGTAGCGCTCCAGTCGATGCGAGCTGCACCTGAGCGTATCGCTGTAGTACTCGCACCCTCCAACATGGTACATCCAGTACTTCTCGCCTTCCCGAAGTACCAAGTCATTTTGATTGTAATACAATATCCGGTGATGAGGCGTGATCAGCCATTGGGTCCCGGAACAGCCGGACAGCAATACGATAAGTAATATCCACCTGATCATCTCCTTGTGTGTTTTCTGCACTCGTTGCAATCATCAACGCGCTGAGTCCTGCACTTGATATCGTAGCTCTCCTCGATGAAGGCCACCTTGAAGTACCCGGAGGTACATGCGAGCCACCGTTCACTCCCGTCGGGGTACACCTGGTACAGGCATGTGTATTTCTTTGGCACCGGAAGCGCCGTCGGATCACAACTGATCAGCGCTGCTATGGATAGTATGATTGCAATTTTTCTCATGGCTTCAAGTAATGTATGTACTTCTCAATAAAATCCTCCAGGTCATGCACTACCATATAGGTAGCACCAACGCTTTCCACTTCCTTTTTAAATGCGATCTGCGCGTCCGACATGCGATCGCGGCCTCTGCTATAAACGCGCTTGAGTTCGATAAACAGCGACCGCCCCTGCACGATTGCCTGGATGTCTGAGTGCCCCTTCATGTTCGGGGAGTACTTGAAATGCGGTTTGCTCACCTGCACTGCCTTTCCGATCACATTTCGCTCGATCTTACCGGGAACATACTGGCCCTGAGTCTCCACAACCCACGCCTTCCCGGTGCCGGAAAACTGTATGTAGTCGACGATCTGCTTTTTGATCTTCTTCTCCGGCTTCATGCCTCGGTAGCGAGTGCCAAACTGCGGCCATGCATGGCGCGGAAGAGGAGAATTCTGCTCCATGTACTGCAGGTATAGATCTTTGAGTCTATTGGTAGTTTTCATCCCACGGGGTTTTTGATTTTTCCAAATTGATTCGTGCGGCCATCCGGCTTGAACAGCTCTTGCTTGATGTGGTACGGTATCCGGGGCGGCTTGTCCTCACGCCATAGCTGTACTTGCCGGAGGGCGTCGGCCTCTTTGGAGGTCCAGTCGCTCAGGCCGTCCAGCTTTTTGTGGATCGTCGGCTTACTGATCGGCATCCCGATGTTGTCGAAGAAATCGATCAGGCTTGCGACGGTCACATTGTTCGATTTAAGTATTCCCTTTGTCAGCATATCGTCAGTACAAATATAATAGTCATTTCAAAAGGCACATTCGTGCTCCATGGCTCCCGATAGGTGCGGTCGTAATCCACGACCAGGTGAGGCTTCGCCAATAGAGCCAGCTCACCATTTTCATTCACGCAGTAGATTGATATATTGTTCATGGCTCTAAATGTTCTTTTTGTTGCTTTCATTTTTTTAGACGTTGGATTGTTTTGCATTTGCGCTTATCAAATTTTGTTTCAACGTGTATATTCTCATAGCCCCAAGTCTGGCAAGTTCATATCGTCGTTCGTCGTCCCACTTGTAATTGAATAATGTTTTTGATTTTCTTTCACAGCGTGCGTAACAACCGGGCAAG